CGCGCCAGTTAGTTCCCCGGCAAACAACCCGCCGGAAACTTCCGAAGAGCAAGCCAGGGGATCCTCCGACGAGGTGGTAAACCACCTCGATTTGGACAGCCTCTAACGAGACTGCACCCACCTCTTACGGAGACATGTAGTATATCTCCGCGAGGACTCCTTAGCATGGTTCTTATCAATCTCGCCTAACTTAGGGAGGTGGTAGAACTTAACCAAGGCGGCAACGCCATCTATAGTGTCAGGCCTCTTCAAGGCTGACACAACATAGGACTTAAACTCGTACCTATGTAGACTTCTTGACCATCGCTGGTAAGAAGTCAAGTTCTGACGCGTATGCCATCCAAGTGCAGAAGAGTCGTTAGGAACTAGAGGTAAATGGTACTTACCATCCACATAGCCCTCGACGAACTTCGCAGCAACATAGTAGCCACGTAACCAAAGTTGGTTAGAGGTGGAAACATTTGAGGCTACGGCACTGGACTCCTTGAGGTTTGATGGTTGGTGATGTAGGTACACTGGCGTGACACAAGTGCCACGCCAGGCATCGACACCACAACTCTCCCTGAAGTTACCCTCATGGAAAGTTTTCGCTTGGTTGATCTGTAGACCAAAGCGAGTCAACCACTCAGCAACGCGGCTGAAGTGTTCGGTACGGCAAATGATATCATCGCCGTAAACACGAACGTCACTAGCATGACGCTTTAGACTCTCGATGGTAATCGATTCACCATCGCCGTGAGACGCTAGGTTCGCAAGAAGTGCGAACACCACCGATTGCACGGGAAAAGTCATGGCGTTACCCATACCAGCAAATTTACGGAGTACAATGTCAGACGAACCGACACGTACTCTAGGAGTGCGACAGAGATCTATTCCAAGTAGAAACCTGGGATAGGAGGCAAAGACCAGTTGAACTAAATCAAGGCTCAACAAGTCAGATGCGCTCGAAAGATCTATCGTACACCATTTGCCAGTTAGGGAGCCGTCAAGGGCCAAGAGTTGATTAGGCCCTTGATCGGACAGTGCAAGACTACGTCGCATAACCGGACAGCGGAGGATAGTTTCTCTTAGCTGAAGGTTAAGACCCTGCTGAACGAACTGATTTATGATCGGTTCAACAGTAATGGCACGTCGAGCTGTAGAGCTCTTCGCAACCGTGACGAATCGAGCAGAGATGCTAGAGGAGTCATTTGCGCTCACCTCATTAACTGGGGGTACAGTCTCGCTAGCTAACATAGCCGGCAGATCGTAACCCGCATACATGAGGCGAGGGTCAAAATCAACAAGACCAGTTTGTACTGCAACCCACTTCTGGTTGCTGGTCAAACCTTCGCAAACAGCGCCAGGACCGTGACGACAAGCAAGCTCCTGCCAGGAATCGAGTCCCTGGAGGATCATGCGAGCCGCACGGGCGACCTTAGGTACGAGGTCAGCAGGAAGCTGACCTATTCTAAGATCGGTCTCGACGAAGTTGTCGGCTGCCCGCTCATGAAGAACTTCTTCACGAGCACTGTCAGTGACAAGCTTCTTGAACAAGTACAACACCTGTCTGATGCTCAGTATGAGATCAGTAGGTGCCTCGTCCAAAATCAAGCCTGTTTTAGAATCGAAGACCCTACCAGTCATACCCGAAAGAAAACTCGGGATTGACTCACCTTTGGCTTTGCAAAAGCCTAGGATGCTGGGTAGTCGGCCGGAGGATAAGCCCCGATCAAAGGCTTTTCCAAAGGCTGGAAGTGCAACGGTTAAGAAACCGATGCCCTCGTCTTCAACTCGCGCTTCGAGAGTGAGAAGATCCCTCTCGAGACCACGTACTTCAGGATGCAGCCTTTTCAAATCAATGAAGAGACTGCGTGTCAGGCCTATCAGGCTTTTCATGGTCCGCTCCTTGAGCTGGGCCATCCTGTGTACGCTTTACAGGTCCGAGCACGTACCCAGAACACAACAAGAGACAGTTTCTCTCTTGCGTGTCTGGGTGTGCGCACGGTACAGCAACGCGAAATTCAGCCAAAAGCTCACTCTCACCACGTGAAGTGGAAAGAGAGATTAGCAGACGGCCGGCAGACGCGAGCATTCGCTGTACAACGTTCCTCATAACTTAACTCTGAAAGCTGAGGAACTTCGTGATTGTCACATCGCTATCGTTAAGCGTGTCGAGTAGCGCCTGTACAAGGGCTACTTTCTGCGCTTGGGTCCACCCGAGAGGAGGGACCGTAACCGAAAGCGAGACCTTCGCAGTCTGGACGGAAACATTCCCGTTCAGATCCGTCGCATTGACGGTCTGCGAAAGCTGCATATAGTGCCGCTCGTTCGAAGTCGTCGACGTAGGTGAACTGTGGTTAAACGAAAGACCATACTTGTTGGTCGAATCGTAACGAACAGAACCGAAACCGACGGTTTCGACCAGTGCCAGAGAAAGCGCTGGAGTTGGCGAGTTAGCAGCTACTGTGATCGGATCGGAAAGCATACAAGGGCGTCCTTTTGCTGATAAAGGAAGCAGGGCACCATTGCCCTACTTCCGCTCAATGAACTGTGAAAACAGCGCACTGAGAGTAGATCGCTGGGAGTCGGAAAGATTCCCTTTCCCAGCGTACGTCTTCAGCGGTAAGATCCTACCTAAGTCAACGCGTCGTACAAACTTCGCGCTGTAACGGAGTGTCCGCCGATAATGGGTAGTAGACCCGTCATCGACTTCGCGGAAATCCTGATAGGTAGAAAGAGTTGAAGATGCAGTGGTAGTCGTCGTACCGGTAACTACACTTACAGATCTGTAAGTCATGAAACCGAAATTGACCAGCGAGTTGTCGTTAATAATCTCGGAGATTAACCCGAGATACGAACTGACATTGCTGAACCAGTCAATCAACCAGGTCCACGGTATCAAATTCCAGATATCCGCAGGATCCGGGTACGCACCGAAGTGTTCGGCAACTACTTTAGTCCGAAGCAACGGTGAGTCCAGAGTAGGGAAGTTGATAGTTAAGTTGAGTAACAATCTCAACTTTACTGAGCGGCGACCGGTTGTTGAATACCAGTCGCCCTCCCAGTTTTCCCACTGGAGCTTGTTAAACCACATCTGCACAGAAGGAACATCGTCGTCCACAAAGCTACGTGTGCTCGAGAACGACGTTGGTTGCCCCTGACGGTCTAGAAGGTAGTTAACCTTCGAGACGATTCGTTCGGGGCTTTCCAACAAGTCCTTTAAGCCTTGGTACATGAGGTTCCACCCGTACTTCCATGACAGGAAGGCATTTTCGGGTTTAGCCTCAGCTGAAAGGGGCCTGCCGAGACGCGCAAAGTAGTCGCGCATATCGTCCAGGTTAGTTCCCTTCCGCCACCAAGCCACTGACAGAAGGCTTTTACCAAAAGCCGTTCTGCCTATGGCATTCTGAGCATCTCTGAACACTTCAAGAACGGACTTGACGGCTGTCACGTTCCGTGGTGTTTGAGCAATTTGGTAAGTCAGGTTGAAGTCACGATGATGCGGTAAACATTCCGCATACATCTGAGCGGCACGATCACTCATGTGAAAGTCCGATCGACTTCTCTCTGAAGCGCCAAAAGCATCAGAATCGCCAGGGAGGACTGCGCCAATCGCACCAATAAAACTTCCTGACCACTGTTCCGTGTCAACACGGTGTTTTCTAAGCACCGAATCGTTGGCACCGGTAACAGCCTCATTGTAGTCTTGTATGATTACAGAGGAACGCGCGTAGGAACCACCGGAAGATTCCAAGCTCGGACTAAAGAGCTCGAACTCTCCTTGAGTGGAGTTTTGTCCTTTTCGCGTTTTGTAGGAAGTATCCAAACGGTAACCGTAACAGGTGTCCTGCGGAGGAGAAAGATCTTCTAGCGCAGGGTATGTTCCGGAGTCTGGTTGGGCGTCTACCATGACGAAATTGCTTCCGTCCCAAGCGAGTTCAGTTCCAGCGCCATTAATCCAATGATAGACGGAGTTATCTTTCCGACTAGCATGGGGTATAGCGATGAACTTCTTCGTTCGGTTCGTAGGCAAGATTATCGTCGGGGTAAGCACGAATAGTTGGCCATCAGTGGCCTTGTAAACGTGCTTTTGGACTCCAGGTATAAACTGCCAAAACGGGTCTAGCCATAAGGCTAGCTTCGCAATGTTAGTTTCACCGAAGAGTTTAAAGACAGCGATTTCAACAGTGTTCTCACCATGAGAATTACTGTTTATGGCGTCTATATGTTCAGCGCGTGAAGCCTGACGGTAAAGGTCAACTGCGACCGAATACTTTTGGTCGTAGAGATTCTTGACTAAGCCAGGTTCCACGTTCTAAACTCCTACATGAAGAGGGATCGCACTCGAAGCGCAGGTGGGCCCAAGGGGG